GGATTTGGGTCGGTCTGATACAACAAACCATGATAGATACTTGACTCACTTTAATCAATGGAGAGCCAACAATCGAGATTTAGATGAAGCGTTTGGTCACCCAACACCCGAATCAGAAGATTACCACCATCTACAAATTGCACACATGGAAGATTTAATTGAAGGTTGGACGAGTCAAGAAAAAGACCAAGACGGTCATATGACTGGTCTAGGTGATGATGATTACCATTTCGGATTAGAGTTAGAATCTCCTGCTGACCGCTCTAAGGTATACGAACATATGCGTACACATGGTACTGATATTAACGATAAACAACTTGTTCAAACTGCGTTAGGTCATCTTGAGATGGGCAGAATCAAAAGAAACAATTGGTCAAGATTTGGCCCACTGTATGATTGGTGGGGAAGAGACGCTGACATGACTGGTGAGAATATAGAAGCCACTCAAATTCCAGAGGGTTCGGATGAAATAAGACCAGATACTGTGTCGCTTGCTTTGCAAAATGAAGACCTTGATAGATTCTTAGCACAACACCATAACTTTCAAACTGGGCAGGGTCGAAAACATTTACCAGTTTGGCATAAAAAAGAACAGCGTTGGGAAATGCCTAGTAAGAAACAAAGGGGTACTAATTTCAGTACTTTACATATGTTAGCGGGTTACAATCCTGAAACAGAAGAGTTTTATGAACAGGGGCAGCACCCAGCCTATCCTAACTGGAATCCTAACAATGCTCCTATAGAGTTAGAAGATTACAAGAAATTTTTAGACGGTATCAGTGGTTACGCCAGTGATTTGTATCATGGTAGAAGAGGGCAGAATGCTAGCCAGTTTCACCGTTCTCAACACATAAGTCCAGACCATCATCCTGAATCATATCACCAAGGTGATAATAGCACTAAATCAACTCACTGGGGAGAGCCATTTCGTCACACTGGAGGATTGGGTAGAAGCCATGATTCTCTTCTCGATATATATCATGATTCTCACCTTTATGATAGAGACGGTAGTAAATCACATTCTTTGTACGGTACTAAGATTCATTCTGATTATGTTCCGTCCTTGGATTCAGCAGGTAGCAATGACTGGTTGTTTAGCCAAATGAACCTAAACCAAGTGTTCCCTCATATGGATTTAGATGAATCGTTTGGTGGAGGGTATGATAAAGCATACACCCCACCAATCAAAACGGCAGCACTTTTTGCACCATTCAACCCTTTGAGTGTAGAAAGACTCCGTTATACTGTAAAAGGTGAGACTCCACAGGGTGTAAAATTTGAACGTGAGAAAGCGAAATATATGGCCCCTGCTCCCTCCCAAATATATTCACCCCATAATTCCACAATGGAGACTGCGGTAAAGGGTGGTAAAGGTGATTTTAGAACTACTTCGGCTACACACGATGGTCCGCCTCATAATCATATGAGTAAACGCTTCCACAACGAATTCATGGACAAATCTAAACAAAGTCCAATAGATGCTATGAGGAAGGGGGAGTGGAAAGGAGAAAGTGCTAGTGGTAGAGGCGTATCTACTAGAGGCACTTATTCTAAACTAAGAAGCCCTCATACTCGTAAGTCGGATAGGTTTGGCGTAGGGGAACCTATTAGACAACCGGCCAATATATCACATGCTATCGCTACTCAAGGTGGTTTGCATCACCCTCCTCTTAATCCACAAACTTCAATGTGGATACCGCACGGTCAAGTGGGTGGACCTGAAACAGAATTGTCAACTAGTACACTTCAACAATGGCGCACATTAATTGGTGCTGACAAACCAACACCTTCGGAAAAAGGTGGTAGATTTGTAGAATCGAATTTGGTGGGTGAAGAAGGTCAAAGATATCCAGAGGATATGCCTCCTGAACAAATAGCATTAGAAAGAGATGCAGATGAGGCTGCTGAAATTGTTGGTCACTTAAGAGACGCTTTCGATAGTACAGACGACCCTGAAGAAAGGGAAAGAATTAGACCTATACTACACGAGGCAGAGCGTATAGCGAGAACATATGAAGACATGGTAGAGGATGAGTCGGGAGTAGAGCGAGAGCCAGCACATTGGGCTGAGTTGCAAAAATTAGATTCTCGTGATAAAAAGTTTGCAGAGGATTTGAAAGTCAAGGCAGAGATGACCAAGAAGTTAATACAAGAAGCAAGTGACCAAGGTATGCCAGTAATCACAGATGATTTTGACACTACTGTGGCAAATATACAGGCTTTGGCTGAACACGCTACAAATCACCTCAATGGTAATCCACACAAGGTGCACGGGATGATGGGTCATGGGTTAGCCGAAAGAGAAGTGTTTAGACCGGCTACTGGTGGAGGACAGTACCACAACAACTTACGCTCACTGGTTGACGGGAGTTCAAACAAACTTAGTTACAACCACAGTGATGATGCTTATCGTGAAGCACTGGGTTTAGACCCTGATGATTCACACCATAACGCACTTTTAGAATCGGTTAAAAATAAAATACACCATCTTTCACAATTGTCAGGTGGCGATTTCAATATGGATTTTCCAGTTATGAAAGTAGCAGACATGTTAGGAAACCATGGTATGTCTTCTATTTTTGGAGAAAGACACTCTTCCTCCCCTTTAGAAGGAGACCTGATACAAGATACTCATGATTACCATGGTCATTTGAGATATGTTGGAGGTAGACCTAAGTATAGAGGCCCTGTTGATGATGAATCTAAATTACAGGCTCCTACTCAAGCAGCAAGTCGTTTAGCGAATATTTTAGAAGGACAATCTGGCGCTTTGAATAATGCTGGGTTACATCATGTAGGTGCCCCTCATAGACACTCTGACCATAATATGGAAACAACACCTAAGAAACTCTTGGGTGGTAGTAAAAAATACGGTACGGGAGAAAAAGGCGAAATAAATAAGTTGAATACTATTCATAGATTAGAATCTATATTGATAGGTGACCCCCATTCTTCCCCTCAACAAAGAGAAGAATTCGCTACTAAAATGCACACTGAAGGACCTGTGCCGATAGGTGATGCAGGTAAACCGCATGGTCATGGTGTGTCCAGTATTCACAATTCACCTGCTATTAGAATGGACCATGGTTACAAAAGAAGACCGACCATTAGACCAGTCAGAGGAAAAGGTGGTCATACTCACTTTGAACATGTTCCCGAAGGTTATGAAAGACGGTTGGCAACTTTACCACTGGACTTTTATCGTATAGCAGCGAAAGAATTGTTACCTCAATTCGGCCCTCATCATTATGAAGGGGGGATACCTCTTGACGACATGCCCGCCGCCATGCGTAAACATACCGTCAGCGGTTTGTCACCTAAAGAAGAAGACATTTATCATGTGGTGAAAAGTCAATATTCACTTGCTTCACTTACCAATAACGACATACTTCTAAAATTTAACTCAGAAAAACCACCAGCGTTGCGACCTATGCATCGTATTTTCAAAGTAGAAGATTTAGAACACATCAAAGGGTTTACTGGTGATTGGGTAGTTAGTATTATGCCAGAGGGTGAGCGTCACTTTATTCGTAGAGATGGTGATGAAGTCAAGGCTTGGGAAGGTTTGACTGGTAAATCTGTAAAGTTAGAAAATGATTTGGTCGAGTCTTTGAAAAAGACTACTGAAAAAGATTTCTTCATTGATGTAGTTTATGATGGTAAAGAAATAAATGTGCTCGATGTCATAGAATACGATGATAACGATGTTCATGACGAACCATCTCAAGACCGTATTAAAATTCTAAGGGGTGGTATGGAAAGTCATGAAAATGTATTGATGCCCGGCGCTTACAACTCTAGGTTTACAGATGATGCTGGTCTAAAAATGACAGTAGAGGCATTGCAAAAAGAAGGTAAAACCATTCTTTTAAGAGATGCTAAATCAACTTACATGTTAGGAGAAAAGAGACACCCAAAGTGGGTCTTACTCAAGCCCGGTAAAGATGTTAACTTGATTGTACTTGATAAGAAAGGAGAAAGTACGTTCACATATCGATTAGGTATGGGTCCAATTATTGACGGAGAAAAGGTTGGGGAGAGGAAGGTAGAGTTAGATGATGAAATTTACATGGATGTTGGGACTGTCTTTCATAGTACTAAAGAATTCAATGTAGGAGATTCTGTCAAAGTAAATGTAGATAGTGTTACTTCCCATGAGCAAGATGAGTCTACTATCTATACTATACATGCTGGGGAAATAGAAGGTGAAGCAGAAGGTGAAACTCTGGCTAGTAGAGAAACGCTAAGCACGTTTACCAAATCTTATCCTGAGATGTGGCCTCATCATATAACAAGGTCAGATAGACATGTTATGATAAGTTTCCAACAAGGCAATGTAATTTACAAAGCCACTAACAGTGGTTCAAATTGGTATGTACATTCACCTGCATCTGAAAGTAAATTACTAATTCGGTTAGCAGAATCTCAACGACCTTTCTGGTCACCACTAGCAGGTGTGGTCTTGAAAGCAGATTTAGACATTAAAGAAGAAGAAGCAAAGGCCGAAGTTAAAGAAAGTAAGGGTGATGGTAAGCCTTTGATAAAACCTCAAAAAGTACAAGGTACAGGTCATTGGGATAAAATAATACAATCTTTGAAAGGTATTGAAAAGTCAATAGGTAGTGTGGGTCAAGCATTTACAGGTGCCAAAGGATTAGGAATTGATATGGCAACCCCTGTAGAATCACCTACTGGTCCTACCAAAACTAGAGACCAGAGTACTTTACCAGATTATGATGGTCGCCCAAGGCCTGAAGAAGACCCAGAAAAGCCTCGCCCAAAAACAGCAGACAAGCCTGAGTCTATCGATTTGAATGTTGATACGGAAGAAGAAAGAGGCACTTTACATGTTGACAAAGATACGGCTGTTATACGCACTGCTTAAATAGTATGTATTAGACTCAAACTGCTCAATGGCTTCCGCAGCGATGATGAGAGCACCTTCCTTTGATGAGGGTTCTTTGCACATCATTAAGTCATCTAATGACTTGGTAATCGCTGGTTACGCAAGTGTAGAAATGGTAGATAAGCAAGGTGACAAAATCACTTCTTATGCTCTAAAAGATGCTTTTGGAGATTTCATGAAAGCATCTAACTACAGAAATGTGCAATTAGCACACTCCAACATACAAGTAGGAGAAGTAATCCCTCACTATACAGACAGTGACGGACGCATGTGGAAGTCAGCAGTCGATGATTCAGGTATGTTTGTTGTTATCAAACTACGTGACGACATAGAAAAGGCTCGTGAAGTAGCCAACCAAATTCGCAAAGGTACCCTTAGAGGGTTCAGTATTGGAGGTCAGGCATTTAAGCGTATTAACAAGCATGATGCTGAGCACGGTAATTACACCGAAATTTCCAAACTGGAACTTCATGAAGTTACCATTTGTGAAAAAGGTATTAACCCGGAGGCGACATTCCGTATATTGAAGGAGGACACAAGTATGAATGGAAATGAAAATGATGCATTGGGAGAACTATCTAGCGTTCTTGACCGATTGAATAAGAAATTGGACGACATGGAGAATGGTACTCCGGCTATGGATAACGTAGCAAAAGAGTTCCCTCCTAAGATGAACGAGAAAGATGAACCTAAAGAATCTAAAAAAGATGAAGATGAAGGTGAAGAAATGGACGAAAAAGAAGACGGAAAGAAAGGCATGTACGGTGGCGGACATGAAGGAGAGATGGAGAAAGGGGAATACTCTGACGTTATCTCTAGTGATTACCTCCACTGGATGGAGAACACATTAAAAGGTCAAGGTGTAGATATTGTTGGCGCAAGGTCTCACTTTGATGATATTGAGAAGGCTAATCTTGGCTCTACTCCTGAAGAAATCGGCGATGGTGCTGATTACTTCGGTGGACAAGTTAAAGGTCGAGCAACAGAAGGTGGTTCCCCATCAGCAAATGCTCTTAGCCGTGCTGGTCTAAGTAGTGGTGGCAGTGTGCAGAAGTCTGACTTCCTTGCACCTGACAATGTTTCACCTACTGATATTGAAGCAGCATATGAAGTATACAAGGCTGCTGCAATCGAAGAGCAATTCAAAAACAGTCTAAACACTGTTTTCGCAGATAGATTAAGCAAAGAACAAGTTGATGAGAGAAACGCAAGAGATGCTGCTGCATTCGATGCTCGTGGTCCATTAGGAGAAATCCAAAAGGCTATTGAGAACTTGAGTGGCAGAATTGATTCAATCGCTACCTCTCCATCAGAAGCAACTCCAGTAATGAAGTCAGCAAACAACGTTTCAACAGTAAACATACCTTCCGCAGAAGAACTAGGTACCATGAGTTGGGATGAAGTTCACGCACTCGCAGGGAGCGTATGGCAATAAATAAGGAGATAAAAAAATAAGGAGATGAAAAAATATGGCAAGAAATTACGTAAGAACAGTCAAAGACCTAGAGCGCTACTACTATGGCGCTGGCAACGCAATGGGGTATTCCTACAGTGGTTCTGAACTACTGAAAGCGGATGCACCAATGCTTAGCACAACTGCGGGTACATACCAAGCAATCTACGGACGAAAGGTATGGTCTCAGTTGAACCAAGAATTTAACGCATTCAGCATTCTACCAAAGAAACCTTGGGACAGAAGCGGATGGAGAGTAGTTACAGCAAAGCCTTCAACAGCAGTTGGCGGCGGTATTGCTGAGAACGGTACTCTACCAGACACTACCAAGCCTACTTTCCAAAATGTTGCTGCAAAGCCAAAGACTATCGCTCACACATTCGATATGAGTGAAGTCGCTATCTTCCTTGCTGACAAGGACGATGGACTTGGAGACATTCGCAGTGTACTAAAGGAAGAAATGGGTAAACACCATGCAGAACACATCAACCAAATGTTAACTGGAGATGTAGAGACACCAGCAGGCAACGATATCGAGTCGCTTGATAGAATCACTGCCGCAGATGGAACTACAACTGGATTGACTGGTCTAAGAACCAGCGGTGGTACAACCCACGTTAGCGCAGCAGCAGACCTAGATATTTACAGCATTGATAGAAGTGCTAACTCATGGTCCGCAGCAGAAGTTACTTGTGGTGCAGATGCAGGTACAGCAAACAGATTAACTCTTTCACTAGACCATCTTGATGGAATGTTCCAGAAGATTTGGGTACGTGGTGGAAATCCAAAGGTTATCTTAACTGGATATGACACATTGATGAGAATTCAACAATTGCTACAAAGTCAGCAAAGGTTCATGGAAGAAAAGAGAGTTACTCCAACCTACAACGGTGTTAAGGGTGTACCCGGTATCGAAGCAGGTTTCATTGTTGCAACATACAATGGAGTACCAATCATTCCATCCAAGGACGTTCAAACTGATGGTATCAGCAGAATGTATTTCTTAGACACTGATTACATGTACTTTAGCACTGGAATTCCTACACAATACTTTGAAAGTGGTATCGAAACTGGTGACCCATTCGCAATCAACAGATTGGGTCAGGAAGGACTTTACCGAACAATGGGTGAAGTATGGACAACTTTCTTTGGAGGTCAAGGTTCTATCCGTGACCTACAGTGAGGATAATGAGGAAAAAAATAAGGAGATGAAAAATTATGGCAACAGAAACATTAACAAGCAAAGGACTGACAATATCATTCGATGATGGTGATTTTAGTACAGGCACTGTCTCAGTCCTAATGGATTTAGACATGCGAACAGGAACACCAGTAGACGAAACTGGTTGGTTAAATGGAAACTCAGGTGGCTCATACCCGGGCACTCTAACAGGTTTTAACGCTAACAACGCTGATGGAAGTGCTGTCGGTAGTATGCGAATGGTAACCATTCAGGCTACCTTAGCAGACGCTGCTGAGCAGACAATGACTATCAGTGCAGGCGCTTCAAAAATTGTAGCAATTCTTGGCTACTCTTTTAACGTGACTGACAAAGACCTTCAATTGACTTTTACTAACACAGGTACTGCACCTGCTACTAAGACTGGTGGAGCACTACCAGCAATTGTGGCTCACGGTGAAGCCGGTGGCCAGTTTACAGTAACAGTAATGCTACTCAACTGAGGTGCTTAAGTGCCTACGGTGACCTTTTTGGGTCCGTTCATGTGGAGACGCAGAGCGGACATAGCAGGCTCTTGGGAACGAGGGCAACCTGTTGAAGTATCTCAGGAATGGATGGACAGATATCGGAATACGTTATCACCTAAAGACTTCAAAGTCGAAGGTGATGCAGGAGTAACTGTCGATGCAGAAAACGATGGACTACCTGACAAGGGTTGGACCATCAAAGACATCAGAGCATGGTTGGCTGAAAACGGTGCTGAGACAAAGGGTTATGCTACTAAGACTAAACTATTGAAGCAAGTCGGAGAAGTATTGAACCCACCTGAAATAGAAGAACCAGAACCAGAAGTAGTCGAAGAGACTATAGTCGAGGAAGCGGTGGAAGAGGTAAAGGGGGCTGACGAATAATGGCATTTACATTTACAATCGATACAAGGCCAACTGCATTAGGTAATCTAATGTTAGTGACTGGAACGTTTACTAATGATGGTGGTTCTACTGGTGATGCAATTGACTTAAGTGATTTCTTGAGTTCAATAGTAGGTTGTGGTGCAAATGCATCTTCCACCACTGCGGGAACTGGTGCTGGTGTAGATGGAACATTCGCTTTCATAGCACCAAACACTGTTTTGGCAATACAATGCGTGGCAAATCAGATTGGTACATGGTGGGCATTAGGTCAGCGCAGTTAATGGCGGTGACTAGTGTGGCAGTAGTGATTGATACAAGAGTTTCAACATTTGGTGACAGAGTTCTGATTACAGGAACTTACGAAGCCACTGATGCTGGGGTCGCAATAAGTTTAGAATCATTGGGTTTGAAACGTATTTTTGGTGTTTCCCACATGGGAGATTCCCAAACTAACATTGCACTAAAAACAGCAGGTAACGTTAATATTCCTAATTTTGTTACAGTAAACAACACGCCGGGTAGCAGGTCTATAACTATACACACCCCAATAGATTCAGTTGCAAATGGCGGTGGTAAATTTATGATTATTGGGAGGAGAAGTTAATGGCAGTAACTATTGACCCTCGACCTAACTCTATTGGTGACATGATTATGATTACTGGTAGTTATGAGGCCGGGGATACAACGATTGACCTTAGTGATTTTTACGCACCAAATTCTATAGAGTTTTTTTCAATAACCCCTACAGACACTGTTGCAACTTTTGTTGCTAGAGCAGTCATAGAAGAAACTGAAGGTAATGCAAACATGAGTTTACAAGACGCTTTCAAACTTGCAGATTCTACTTGTATAGTTACTTTGTATCAAGGACCTGCTACTAGTGCAGGTGCTTCAGAACCCGGTAAATTCATGGCTATGGGGAGGAGAGGTTAATGCCTGCATCATTTGATGAAAACGGTCCTACTGTGGTCGGGAACAAAGTGATGATTTCTGGCATAACTACAACTGGAGCAGCGACTACAGTGGACGTGTCACCTTACATGAATGTAATTGAACAAATAATTGTTCATCAAGATGCAAGTGCTATGTTTCCTGTACAGTTTAGGAACCAAGCAGATGATGCTAATCTTGAGATACGAGCCGACTATTTTGCACAACAAGTTACAAATACAACTTTTAAATTCCTTGTTACTGCTACACCAATAGATGGTCAAGCATCAGAAACAACACAGAACGGTTTATTTGTAGTTATAGGAAGGAAGTGATATAATGGCAAGTTTAACAGGCGTTAAGGTAAAGCAACTAGGACCATTTACTCCTAAGTCTTTCGATGACGGTACTGCTGGTGCAGCAATAGAGGCAGCAGTACAGGCTATCGATAATTCAACAAGTACTACTTCCATTACAGATGTAGATTTTGTGAATATTAGGGGTAACATTTACGCTTTGGTGATATATGGGTGATGACTTATGAACCCATATGCAAATCTTGGATTAGATGATATAGAGCGTTTGGAAAAACGTGGCATCAAATTAGCCGAGAGTTATGGGCAAGGTTCTGTATTTAACGAAGATAAACCTCTAGAAGGTGTTACTAAGAAGCAACGCATTCGTAACAAAAAGGCTGGAGATGTTGTAAATATTGGTGCGGGTACTCGTTGCACGCATTGTGGTTTATTGCATTTTTGTTGGACTGCCAAATGCTCTGCGTGCGGAAAGCAAATGGACTTTAACTTAGGGAGGAAGGAATCATGAGTCGTATCTTAGTCAAGGCACCTCGTAAAACCAAGGCCCAAAAGAAGGCAGAGGAAAAGAAAAAGCGTGATGAGGCCATGGCTGCTATTTCTGGTCCTAGAAAAGAAAAGCCAGCAGAGGAAAAGCCAGCAGAAGAAAAGCCAGATTCGGACATGGATAAGTTAACTGAGGCAATTCAAAATCTACCTGAAGAGCAGAGAGCCAAACTTGCAGAGTCACTAGGGTTAAGTCCCGAACCTGCGGACCCAACACCTCGTTTTAGAGGGGGTGCTACTGAATTCGATACACGTAGAAACCAAAGAAGGCGGTCTGCGCTTCCGGGAACTACTACAATAAAACCCGGTGCAGGTATACGAATTAGAGAAGAAAGGGAAAGAGAGGTTGACCCTGAAACAGGCAAAGTCACTTTTGAACCTACAGGTAAGACAAAGGTCACACAAAGAGGAAAGAGAATTAACATTTTGAGTGAGCAAGACAAGATGCGTAGGGAACGTAAGCAAAGACGAGATGAAGCAGGGGCAGCGTCCAAACGTTCAAGAGAAATGATGAGAGATACTCTAAGAGAGGACGAAGATAAAACTTACACTTTCGATAACCCACCTATCGGTCACGTAGGTGGCGATTTTGAATATAGTAAAGATTGGCCAATTCACACTAAATTATTTGCACAGAAAATGAGAAATTCTGAAGGTAAAATGGAAATGAGTAATGAATTTCAAAGACACAATTCTTTGAGTAGAATTCTAAACACTTTTGCTACTAATTACCCAGAAGAAAGTGAAAAGTGGTTGAAAATACCGGGGCTGGCTGACAAGGCTCGTGAAATAACTTCCATGGGTAAGAAAGAGCGTGCTAGATACATGCCTTTCCTTATTGATGCTATGACTAAAGCCATCAAGGCTGAGCCTGAAATTCTACAAGAACAAGGTCTTAGACTTGCTAACTCTGACCATTTGAGGCAATTTGCAGGTGGAGGAGCATACGGTCCTCAAATCAATCTTGGCTATATCGATAGGATGGCAGAAGGCTCCAAAATGACTGATGAAGAAAAAGGTCAAATGGAATCTGATAAAAGAAGAAATAGACTTCTAAGCATGGCATCGGAGATGAATGTACCTGAATCTAAAAATGATATGTTTACACAACTTGTAGACGGTCTGTTACAAGAGATTCCTGACATGAGTGAAGAAGCGGCTGCTAAGATGATAGGAGAAAGGTTGGTATCTATGGGAGAAGACCCTAGTGAGTCATCTGCTGGTTCAGTTTATGATGACCCGAAGGTGTTTGGTGAGCAACCAGCATCTGCAAGACCAGCAACTGTTGGTACGGTTCCCGGAAGCGACAGGGAAGGCAAAGCCACTGACCGAGCCAGTGCAGCAACGAAAGAACGTTCTGGAGATATAGCAGCGGTTAGACAGAGTAGGGCTATGGACAGGGCCGCAAGTATTAGAGCAAGAACAGGAGGAACAACTCCTTCAACTCCTCCACCCGCTGATACTGGTGGTATGACATTAGGTGACTTCTTGAAACCGGGGCCTCATGCTGTAGAGGGTGCAAGTGAAGGACCACCAGTACCTAGTAAACCCGCTCTTGAAGAAGAAGATGATAGAATAGAAAACTCTGAAATTGGTTATCAATCATTAGGAGAAATGCTATTGAAGTCAATTGTGGAGGATATGTGGCAACGCACTTAAGGCCATACATTGTATGCGATAAGGTGAGGGAATGAGATATGCCACGAGTATTTAGTCCGGGTGAAGCAGAAACACGACCTCTTTATCCCGATGAAATAGTATATACAACTGCCCAAAAAGTGGCAGATTTACTTGGGATTGGTCCAAGTGAAGCAGTGCTGGCTAGTGCTAATACAGAAGCAGATAGAGTTTACGTTACAGGTGCAGATTATAGAGCACATGGTTTTGCTGTAGGAGATACCATTCTAGTTTACAGCGATGCTCAGGCGTTGGGTGTAGAGAAGGTAATCACAGCAGTTACTGAAGGAGGGTCTAACGGTGTTGCTTTGTATTTTACAGGTGACAATATTTCAAATATCTCGGACTATCAAACGGCTGATAATACTTATATTCAGAACCAAGCATCATTTACTAACGGTAAAACTCGTGGAATGAAACGTAGCACTGTAGAAGACCGTATCAAAGAAATTCAAGACCGTATAGATAGTTACACCCATAATGCTTGGAGACCATATCTAGTGGCTGCTGAGTACATCAATTTCGATACTTACAAGCCATATAGACGTAGATACTACACAGATTATGTAGGTACTACACCTTTGTTATTTCGTAACGTTCAACAAATGCTGCGTATAGAATTATGGCAAGGTGATGATTATCGTGAAATATGTGGCGCAGAGGCACGTATACAATTGCCTGAAGACATAAGAGCGTTAGCGGGCAAATCAATAGTAGTGTCTCCGGGCAATGGTTCAGCCGCTGTGTTAACGGCTGGCGCTTTAGGTAGTGCTACTAGTTCACAGTGGGCAGTTGATTTTGATAAAGTAACTAGTGCACAAGCCTTTGCTGATTTAGTTAATCAAGAAGATAGGGTGAGTAAATCGGCAGTTGCATTTTCACCTACATTTACTGTGCCCGGCTCAACTAGCAATGTCAATGTAAACCATGAATTTTTGGCAACAGCAAACTCAGATTATGGTGCAGGTGAAATAAAGATAACTAGTATGAGAGAGACCAAAGGCGGAGAGACTTGTTCTATAGTTGTCACAGACAGTAATATAGAATTAGCCCAAACTAACAGTAACACAGCAACTTTCAGTAGCCTCTCCTCAACTACGATTAATGTAGATTCAACAAGTGGTTTTGCAAAGGCTGGCGTTTGTGTAGATACTAGTGGAGATGTGTTTAGTTATACGGGTGTGACTGATACGTCATTTACAGGGTGCACTATCGTAGTAGGTAGTGGTCTGTCTGATATTGGTGGGACTCTTACTCAACATCGTTTCCAATTAGACTTGGTAGGTGGTTCTACAAGTGGGGACCACGCTAGACTCAAAGATTGGTGGTTAGACCCAGAAATGGGTATTATTTACTTTAATAATTCGTACCCTTTCTTTGAATACAACGCTGTCAAAGTTTCTTACATTTATGGAGAAAGGTACCTTGAAAAGGCTATAGAAGAAGCAACCACAAAGATGGTAGCAGCAGACCTTCTCTTATCGGATGACAGAAGCGTCCTAATCCCAGAAGGCACCCAAAATGTTGATTTGGCATCTAAGATTCAATTGTATAGAAAAGAAGCAGAAACTATACTATCTAGGTACAAGGAAGTAATAGTGTTTGAGTGATTATTATGACAGCAACATGGAACGAAGCCATTGACACAGTAGTATCAATACTGAATGGTTGGAACCGTGCAAATACTGACAATATCAAACCAGTTGTATTAGACATCGCTAGTGAGGGGCCAGAAAGAGGAAAGCGTTTAGATTTGTCACGTTCTGATTTCGTATTGGTTTATGAGACTGCTCACAATGAAGAAGCACCAGATTTGTTCTACAACTACGTTACTACTCGTGTCAACATCACTGTTGACGCACGTACATCAAAGAGCCGTTCTAGAATCCAAAAGATGGAAAATGAAATACGCCGTTTGATACACGCTAGTAGAAAGGGGGACGGTGCTAACTTCGACAGGATGATGTTCAAGACAAGGACTGATTTGAGTGATAGGACTAAAAAGTTGTATAGAAACACTTTCCAAATTGAAGTAGTAACGCTCGCAGAATTAATACCGTGAGGTGAAAAAGTATGCCAAGCACGTTCTACAAAGGTGATGTCTCGGAAGTCACTATGGGGCACGAGACTGGTATATTCATTGAACATAATGAGCCTTGTACTTGGACAAACGCATACAGTACTTCTACTCCAGATTACAGCACTATTACATTCCTTGGTAACGGTGGTTCTACAAGCATATTCAAAAACGGTGTTGCTGGTCAATTACAAGTTCCACAGGGTATGTTGATTGGGTGTAGGTTTTCATTTCACTCTACAAGTGGTAACTATAC